GCTCGTCTACCTTTATCTCCTCTAATATGCGGCTGAACTTAGCATCATATTGCTGAGAACGTGCCTCATCTAGCAAGTACGCATAAGCCTCAGCCAATGCACCGTACAGGTACAAGTCTGGGCTTCTGAGGAACAGGGTTGTTGTACTACTGGCACTCAATGCAGGCAGTGAGCCGATATACACAATCTCAGCCGTGTAAGCCGCATCTGGAATGGGGCGCAGTTTAAGTTCCACACCCACAACGCTGTAGCCCTCTGGCTTTCCCTGACCGTTGCTAGAATACATGCTATCAAGCCCTGATGGGCTGTAATACTTCAGCACCTTTGTCGGGCTAGTGTTTAGCTTTACCTCACGCACTTCACGCAAATCTGTCGGCAGTGCAATATACTCATCACCTGCTACGAGCGTAGCCTGAGAACGCTTCTCCTGCTCTCGTGTTTCAAGCTCACGGCTCATACGAGATTCCGCAAGCTGGATAAAGTCTGGTATCTGCGCTGTTAAGTCATCTCTTGCCAGAAAGTTGGCGATAGATGTCTGCAAGTCGCTGTAGCTAGTAATGCTCATATGTAACCGCCACCTGTTCTAAATGCTCTGTTCTCGCTGTCGTTCAGCCACTTCTTCCAGCCTGTAGGATTATCTGCTGGCTTGCCTAGCTTGGCGACTAAGTCATTATACACTGTATTAGGGATTTCCGCTACATGCGCCATGTGTCGCTGTGAGCCTCTCATCTGACCATATTGCCAGTCGTTATTCATCTGCTTGTTGAGTTCCATCAGAGCCGCAAAGTTCTGCTTCTTCTCAATGCTAGTTGAGCCGTCAATGTTCTGGTGCATATACATTTCCTCACCAGTCTTAGGGTCAACCTTCAGCAATCTCTTCATACTATCCTCCAAATGATGAGAGGGCGGATAACCGCCCCCTCAAGATGATTATGACTAGACAGTGCCGTCCAAGTCCAAAATCATGGCGTGTGCCTTTGGTGCTTGCACCTTCAGCGCCCACTCTGTGACCAACTGGAACTTCTCTGCGTCACCTGTTGGAGCAATTTCGTTCTCTGCGAAATTACGTCCGTTCAGTGTGCAAAGTGAAGCAAAGTCTGGGTCAATCAGGAAGATGCGGTCGTTGCTTAGGAAGCGTGACGGAGCAACTTCGATTGTACCGAAGTCAGTTAGGAACACTGATGTCGAACCAACGTATGTGACTTCCTTAGCGGCAGTCATGTTCACGTCATTTGACACTAGGTTGCCAGAAGCTGACAGGTCAGAGAAGTTTGCACGGTTAGTAGCAGAAGCTACCATCATCTTTGGATTACCGCCATCGTTCCACGCATCCTGCATACCGTCCTCAATCAAGGCCAGTGTCAATGCACGGTCAGTACCTGCACCAACAACGCCTGTGCCTGTACCTGCTGAGAAAGTACCACCAGCGCCTAATGAACCGTTTGTAATCCATGTAGACAGTGATGCTGACTTACGAGGGTCAGAACCTGACTGAGCAACGTCTGTGTCACCGATTGCTTTTTCAATGTCCCTACGTAGCTCAAGAGATTTCAGAACCTTCTGGTACTGTGTCTCACGGTCACGGCCAGCTTTGTCCACTGCGTCAAGTGTCTTAGACACTGCAACAGCTTTTACTGAAATCTGGTGGTAGTTACCAAGACGTACAGTAGCTGTAGGAGCAACGATTGAAGCATCTGCGCCTTCAGTTGCGAAGTTAGTAGCGGAAGCGGCCGCTAGTTCCTGCACCTGCCACTCAGTGAAGATGCCGTTTGAGGTTTCTTTCTTCAGTGCGCTGAAGATTGGTGTTTCATCGGGGTCAATCCGATAAATAACATCTGCTAGCTGTTCGCGTTCGCCAACAGCAGTTTGTGTAGTAAAAGTAGACATAATTATTCTCCTATTAGCTATCTACCCATTAACAAATCGACAGCCGCATCAACAGAACGCTCTTTATTGAGCCTGCTCATGGCTTGCTGTCTTTGACGACTTGCAACCTGTTTCTTTGTCTTTGGTTGACCAGCCCTAGCCATCTTCGGAGCTTTTCTTGCCTTGCGTTTCGCATCGGGTTTCTTCGACTGAAGATTGTCCCACTGCCACGCCTTATGCAAGATTTCGATAGCCCTAGCGTCTGACGCATTGGCTAACTCATCTTCTGAGTACCCTCTACGCTGTGCATACTTGATTACCTCAAGACGCTCACGATTACGAGTATCCTCATCTTGCCACGCAGGAATACGCTCGAGCATTTCCTGACGTTGCTGTGCTAGATGCTGTTGCATCTTAGCCTGTTGCTCCTGCATCTGCTGTTGAGCCACAGCTTGTCTTTCTTGCTCAACCTGACGAGCATATTCCTTTTGCTGGTCAAGTTGCGCCTTATAGACAATTAGCTCTTCAGCAGAATACTGCTTTGCTAGTTCAGCCCAGTCAGGTTCCTGTTGGTTGACCTGCTGTAACTGTTGAGACAACTGTTCAAGTTGCTGTGCGTAGTTGTCCCTCATCTGACTAACTTGTGCGGCTTCCTGTTCAAAAGCCTTACGTTGTTCAGCGAGTTCTTGACTACGCTTGGTGTATGCCTGCTGACGCTGGTATCCGTTCAGAAGCTCGTCTTGCGTGACCTGTAGCTCTTCACCGTCTACCTTGACAGTGTAATACTCAGGTTGCTCAACCTCTTCATCTTCATCATACTCAGCTTCCGCTTCATACTCACTCTCATCATCATCCTCGACATACTCAACCTCTTCGGTATCATTTGTCTCGGCCTCTGCCTCAAGTGTTGGGGCTTCTTCCACTTCAGTGGCTTCCTGCTCCTGCCGCCCTTCGCTTTCCGTGTCCATTTCGGGTGGTGTTGCTAACAGGCTATCTATTGCTTGGTTTATAGAAATAGCGCCAGTCTCAGGTGAGTTATTGGCCATACTTATATCCTTTTCTCAAATTTTTGACGGTTTTGCAACTCGTCTATCTGTGACTTAGCCAGTTTGCCGTCAGATACAACCTTCTCTAAGTAGGCTTGCACTGCTGACAAGTTCTGACACAACATATACAGGCGTTCACGGTTCTGTGAATCATTCACAGGGCTGTGTTTCCATGCCTGTATAAAATCTGCTTCGAGGGTTTCAAACGCCTCTAACAGAATTTCGTTCCGTAACAGTGAGGCGGCCTTCTCGCCTCTCTGCATTAGCTCCCTTGCTTTTCCTTCATTCATGTCAGTATCGAATATCCTTGCATACTATATGGGTCTGTAAAATATTCAGGATAGGTAGCACCTGTCATCCTGAACGCTCTGTTTGCCACATCAAAGTCTGATGGGGTTGTTCCTGCTAGCAAGCCACCGTACTGTGTCGGGGCTACGTCAAGCAGTGTCTGCCGATACATAGGCGTACCCCCTGCCGCAATCTGGCCTGTGGGTATCATGCTGATGTCCTGAGTAACAGGCTCGGCAACACCGCCACCCTGTCCTCTGAGAAGGTACTCTGGAACCTCTGGGGTTTCGTCTCTTGACGTGCGCCCCATGCCAAAGTCGTCCAGTATAGAAACGCCTACCTTCTCTAAGCCTTGACGTTCTGCAATAGTGTCTGGGTTATTATAGTCAATTCTCGACTCTACACTGCCCCTACCAAGCTGGCCTGTCACTGGGTTAATTGTGGCAACAATTTGTCCAGCCGCATCATACTGCGGAATGTAGCCCTTCTGTATATCCTCATACATTGAGCCAGTAGCCCACTGCCCCAGTGCGCTTGCTCCTGCGCCCAAGAAGCTAGGCATTTGAAGATTTCCTAAAATACCTTGACCAGAAGGCATGGGCGCTTGACCTGCCCTCATAGCCAACTGGTTCAAAGAGCTAATCGGGTCAGTAACACTTCTGAAATTTACATTGGTCATCCTATTGGCAAGTTCAGAAAGCCTTTGCTGAGCCGCCAGATTTTCCATTTCATATGGGTCTTGCATCATCGGGGGTGCTGATTGCACATCCATATATGACGGTGCGTTCATCGCACCTTGTATCTGCTGTGCGGCATATTGTGCGGCTGGGGTTGTGCCAGCAGATGCCTCAAGCAATCCAGCTAGAGAGCTAGTGTCCACATAATTACCACCGTCATAGCCGCCTAATGATGGGCTGTCGTCAGAAGAGCCGCCATAGCCAGCACCGCCAGAACTGAAATTACTACCACCAATATCATCGGCAGTGCCTGAGCCAAAAGCATCATAACCCATTGTCTTTACCCCTATCTCGGTAGGCGAGGTGAAATTTCAGCATCAGTGTAAGCCTTCACAGCCCTCAACTCTGCCTCTGCCGCAAGTTCCTGCCTGCGTAGTTCTAGCTCGGCCTGCATCTTCTCACGCTCAAGCTCTATCTCCATCATCATACGCTCACGCTTCAGAGCCATCTCAGCCTGCATCTGCGCCATAGCCGCTTGGTCTTGTTGCTGTGGCTGTTGTGCCATCTGCTGTTGCATAGCCGCTATCTGCTGTGGATTGTTGAAGCACATACCCGCATC